TCCTTAATGAAAAGAAATACTATAATAACCAAAATTGCTATTACAATATTCTTGTACATTATTTAAATCTTTTAGCAGCCTTGATGTAATAACGAATAGCAAATAAACCAGAAACAATAGCAATCAAACTCGCTATAAGACTAACTACTGGTTGCACATTTACAACACTAATAAAGGCGGTTGTACCGCTAAGAATAGTTAATAAGTCCGATTGATTGCTATTATGTACCATTAGTCTTGAGTTGCTTCTTGTGGTGGATTTTGCTCTGCATTTAACTTACCTAAGAACTGCAATAATGGTAAACCATAAGCAGTTGGGATAGTGTTGATAAACGCTTCTAATTCCTTGATTTGATCTTGATTAATTGTTATCATAGTTTTTATTTTATATACAAATATAGTTAAATATTCAAATAAATTAAGGATTTGTAAAAGGTAACGGAAGTAAAGCCCATTTATAGCCTTTATGCGTTCTTTTATAATTTTTTAAACATTGTGTCATACAAGCAGCATTAGCTTTTAATTCTTTATAAATATATCTTCTATTGTACCAAACCTTTATCAAATTATCATTTTTATCATATTGACCTATTGGTTCATATATAGATAACCAATATTGTTCAGTTTTTCTTTTATGCTCATCTGTCCAAGAACCATTTGATTTGCCTGTAAAATACTCTGATAACTTTCTTCTATGTTCTTCAGATTTTGGTCTATTTTTTAATGCAATAGATATTTTTAAATTTCTTTCTTTTGTAAGAGGTGGTTTATGTTTTGCAGCTTCTCTTAATTTAGCTTTTGTTTCTTCAGATGCTTTTCTACCTTTATTCCATATACCTTGAAATCCTTCACCTCCATCAGTTAAATTAGCAAGAGTTCCTGTCTTTTTATCAATTCTACCATATAAAGCAATAAGTTCTATTTCTTTATCTAATGCTTGTTCTCTTGTTAAATCATCAAATAATATTTCTACATCATAATTAGTTCTTGAAACTATTGACCTCCAAATAATATTTTTTCTTTGATTCTTCTCATAAGCCCTTTTTATATGAGTAGCTATACCAATATAAAATGGTTCGTTCTTGTCTAATCTAATATGTCTATAAACATATGCCATACTACAAAATTACCATTATTTAGCTGCAATCATTGCTTTTAATTCTTCTATTTGTGCTTGTTGTTCTTCTATTTTGGCCATGCACTCTTGCAATACTTTAATAGTAGCGTGATGTAAGTCAGAAGTATAAATTGCTTTTCTTTCAACTTGTTCATCTTCTAAAGTCCACATATCTGTATCAACAAACTCTGGTGCAACAGATTCTACTTGTTGTGCGATTACCCCAATATTAAAGTCGTCGTGTGTTTGGTCTTTGTATTTAAACTTAACAATTTCAATAGCTTTAAATTTATCCCAATAAGAATCTAAAGGAATTATTTCCTTTTTAGTATTAATATCTGATAAGTTTACATTATTTGCTTGATAGTTATAAATACCACCATTTGATGCAACTTTAAATCTTTCTGCTGATGAATCTAATGAATGATAAATCCAATTTGAAGTGTTATTTGGTGCAGTACTAAATCTTACTGATGGTCCATAAGGGCTAACAGATGTATTTGTAAGTATTGCAATCCATTCATCATTAGCTGATTGTCTTAATTCATAATATGGTCCAGTTGCATTTAAATAAGTTCCATTATTACTTGCTTTTAAATAACCCCCCGAAGTGATTCTCATTCGTTCGGAGTTTGCTCCGTTCTCAAAAATCATATTACCAGTTTCTCTATTACTGATATAATAATCAGTTCCTACCATAAATAAACCAGCACCATCTGTACTTGCATCACCAGTTGTACTATTCTTTAATTGTATTCTTGGGAAATCACTTGCATAAACTACTAATCCTGCCCCATTTGGGAAACTCGGACTACTCGTTCCAATACCTACGTTACCACCGCTTGTGATTCTCATTTTTTCTGCACCAGCAGTTGCAAATGCAAGTACACCAGTTGATGTTTGTGCATCTAAAGTAACTCCTGCATTGTCATTAGTAGCGGCAAATGTTGATATTTTTAAACCTCTATTTGCAGTACCGCCTCCTGCGTGAAATATACCAACTGTTGTATTATCAGTAGGTACATTGATAGTAAGTAAACCTCCAAACGTAGCACTTGTACCAATTAAAGCACCTGTAAATCTTCCTGTACCATTTACATCTAAATTATAAGAAGGAGAAGAATTTACAATTCCTAATCTGTTATTAAGGTTATCCCAATAATGATTTGAACTACCATTTACAACACTACCATTGTTAGTAAAATATGCTACTGCTCCAATTGTTCCTGAACCTAAAACAATTGTTCCATTTGCATCTGGAAATGTATAAAGTTTACTACTTACACTTGTTGGGAAATTTAATGTTGAAACACTACCATTAGATTCAGCAAAATTATAACAAGCAAATCCTGCAACAGTATTATTATAACTAAAACCACCAAATCCAGCAGTTACACCAAGATAAGAATTAGGACCTAAATCTTTTAAAATATACCCTTGATTATTTGTAATAGCACTTGTAAATATTTTTGCTCCTGTAATGGTTTGATTAGTAGCTATTGTTACATAACCGCTTAAATCACTTGTCAATGCTATTGTACCACTTGCAGCAGGAAATGTGTAAGTGTAATTACCTCCAAAATTATAAATAAAAGTAGTCAAATTACCTGTATCTCCATCAGCATAAATTATGCCATTTGATGTTCCATAGTTTGTAATATAACCACCTGTATAAGAAACTAAAGTTGGAGTTTTAGATATATTAATTTGTCTATTTACATTAATTGCAGTTGTGAATGTTGCACCACCACTAAATGTCTTTGCTCCACTTATAGTTTGAGTAGTTCCTGTTGTTACATAACTGCTTAAATCACTTGTTAAAGCTATTGTGCCACTTGCGTCTGGTAGATTGTATGTTCTTGTTGCATTTAATGTAACATTAGAAACATCAAATACAAAGTTTTTATAATTACCACTTCCTTGACCTACATAATATTTAATACTATTTACATCAGTAAATTCAGTTGTAGTTTCATTACTTCCGTATGCTTGAATAATTCCTTGAACATATCTAATACCACCTCCATAACCAGTACCTCCACTTAATATTACATCACCTGTAATATTTACACCATTACTAAATGTTTTTTTACCTGTAAATGTTTGAACTCCTTCTAAAAGTGCTAAAGTACCAGATAGGTCTGGAAGAGAATAAGACCTTGAAGCTGAAAGTAAATTGTTTTTAAATGTTAAACTATTTGTTGCACCACCAAAGAAAAATGTAACACCATCTGTTCCAATTGGACCAATACTTGTATAACCTGCTCCTAAAATACTTGTTCCTGTTGCTTGTTCAAAGTTTATTGCAGATGTATTTGCACCATTTTTTTCAATATTTAACTCACCAGCACTTAAAGAATAAACACCCAAGTCAACACTTCCAGTTGCACCTGTATAAGGCACTTTACCATTAAACGTACTCCAATCAGTTGAACTTAACTTACCTGTATTTGTAGCCGAAGCCACAGGTAGGTTAAAAGTATGAGTAGCCGTAATACTTGAGATGTTAAAGTCAGTACCATCCGTTCCTGTGCCAAAGAATTGATTTTGTCTTGTAAGGTTATTTAAAGAGATTAAACCTTTTGAGAAAGTAGTAACTACTTGACATAAGTGATTGTTCTCGGTATGTAAAGTAACTGTTCTACCATCTACGTTTACATATATTCTTATTGCTATTCTATCTGTTACAGTCAATACGCTTTGAGCAACTGGTACTGCAAAGTAATAAGGGTTAATAACAGTTCCTTGATTGATGTACTCTGGAACTCCAACGCTTGTACCTATTAAGGTAAAAGTTGTGCCATCATACTTGTAAACCTCTGCATAAGTAAAAGGATTACCTGTGTTGTTATTTACACTAAAATAGAACTCACAATTAAAGTTACCAGCAGGTACTTCTAATAAAGCTGGGTCATTAGCATCGGTTATATAACTTGCTACATATCCATTTGAAGATATAACAATGTCAGTTCCAGCACCAGCAATAGGTGTTTTACCTAATTGTCTATAAGCAACACCTCCGATTGTACCTTGACTAACGCTTGAGTTAAGATAGTAACTAACCGAACTTCCACCACCTGTTGATGTTGGGAAATCAGCTAAAGTACCATCTCCTCGAACATACTGAGACGCATCCCCATCCAGAGCAGAAATCACTCCAGAATTTGAAACCACTGGTCCTTGTAAATCCCTTATTTTTGCTTCTCCTGTTACTTGTAATTGACTCATAATATTTTATTGAAATAATCCTCTAATATATTCCCCAGCTGCTAAAACCCTACCAAAAGTAAGAACTCCTGTCGCACTCACAAACTTCACATCATCTCCAGTTGGAACTCCTGTTGTTAAAATGTTTTGTGCATCCACACCACCTCTTGAAACGTACAAACAAGCATAACCAATCGTGTCCGCAAATGTAATTGATGTTTCTCCACCACTTGCCGTGTAACCTTTTGTCTTAACAGGATTTGCACCTACTATGATAATTCCTTCTGGGTCTACGCTTGTTCCTGTTGTATTATATGCTCCGCTACCTTGTAGGCTCACGTTATATGTAGCCACATCTTTTTGTGGTGCGTTTATTGCTAAACTTGATATATTACAAATTCCTTGAATAATAACCAATCCATCAACTCCATTATCCACCACAAACTTAACTTCTATTGGCTCTCTTGCTAACTGCTTCTCTAACATAAACAAATAAGAAAAGCCAGTCAAAGTAATTAACCCATCACAACTTACACTCCAAGTAGCTACATCGTTCTTATATTCTCTAAACCAAGCACTTGTTTGGCTTGTTACCTCTTTTTGGTCAATTGTTACATTAAACGTGCAAGTTGTACTACACGCAAAAGCCACGTCAACCTCTGGGTCTACATCTGTCCTATGCCAATAAAGCATCACATTATTTCCAATTACTGCTGCCATATTACAAATTTACGCATTATTAAAATATCTTTTTGGAGTTTCTATGGTAACATCCCCAATATAATCAATAGTAGCAGTTGAAGCATTATCAATAGCTGTAATCTCTAAAAGTTGTATTTGGCTTGTTTCGTTTAAATAAGGATTAGATGTAAGCCTATTTATTAAAAACTTCTTGTTATTATAAGACAAAGCGTTTGTACTTGAATCTTGAATTGTATAAGTTTTGTCAAGATAAATAAACCCATTTGCTCCTGCTATTGCACCCAAATCTCCCTCTAAAGTAGCTATATTCTTATTTAGTAAGTTTGAATATTGGCGCATTACTAATTGAGCCAACATAGTAAATGCCTCTGGTGGATATCCATATCTATACCAATCAGTCCAAATATCTCCATCTGCTTTAAATAATAAACCTACATTGTTTCTTATTGGCGCTGCTCCTTGTGGAGGATAAATTGCACTATAAGGTATGTCAATATCAGTTGCTATTTGTGATGTAGAACCAATATTTCTTGTTAAAATAACTTCCTTAATAGAAGCCTCTCCTTGTGTTAATTTAACGTTTTTAATGTACCCACCAACTGCACCAGCTGCTGCTTCAAATTTAATACCTATTAAGCCTTCAATAGTTAAACTTAAATCTTGTGAATACCCCATAGGAATATTTACATTATAAGAAACATAAGTGTTAAATGTATCATAAACAATATCTCTAAAATGAACTGAAGTTGACCAAACATCATTATCTCTTAAATAATAAGTAGTACCACCAATAAAAGCAGTTATGTAAAGTCTTATTCTATTACCAGCATTTGCTCCTTGTAATTCAAAAGATAAGGATGCACTTGTTCCATACATTTTTGGCAAAAATGAATAATTAACAGGAGATAAAAAATAGTTTTGAATATATGCATTGGTACTACCACCTAAATAAAATATTTCGTATCTATTTGATTGGTCTTCATTTAATATAACTAAAGTTGCTCTTGATGGCGCAACCTCAAACTCACTCCATCCATTTGCTCTTAACGAAGAACCAGAACCAGTAGTAAATTTAAAAGTACCATTATATATGTAATTTGCTGCATAATTATACGGCAAAGTTGATTCAATAGTTGGATAACCCTTTCTAACTATTTTAGTTTGATTATTATTTACAAAATGAACATTACCATCTTGATATGGTTGTATGTTTATTGTATTAGTTAATGTGCCATTACCACTTGTAGTTGGAACATTAGCAACAACATATCTTGTATAATAAATTGTGTCAGCTTGTTGATTCATTGGTAAAATATACCAATCTCCATTAGCTTGAAATAATCGACAACCAAAAGTCTTAATTATATTTTCTAAAATGGTATAATAATCTAATTTATAAAAATCCCTTTTATATTGATAGGTTTGACTAAATGGTTCATTACCAGCAGCATCTCCTCTATCAAACATTCCATCTGCATAGTAAGAACAACAAGCATAAATAAATATCATATCATCAAACGGCAATGCTTTTAAGCAAGTACCTATGATATCAATTAATTTAATTAATGAATTAGTATTTACATCACTATCGTAATATATGTATCTAAGAAAAGAAAGTCCATCAATACAATTCATAGTAACTTCTTGATTACCTGTTGTAAATGGAACTTGTATATAATCATTAAGTAAAAATCCTCTCCATTTAATTACATTATTAATAACTAATTCAACATAATACTTTGTTTCATCAAAGTTTAAAAAATCTATAAAATTATCGTAATTTTCTTGATATGGAATAATAAAAGATACATTTAATTGAGAAGATATAATTGAAGCTATTGGGTCTTCATTTGTTGCATTTGGCACTAAAGAAACATTAGTACCTATGTATGGAGTAACAGTTGCGCCAACATAACTTTTTTGGTATATCTTAACAATTAATGATGTTTCATCTCTTAATTCTTGAGTTATTGTATATCTTAATCCGTATGCCATTATGCTAAACTAATGTTTTGTCCTTTAAGATTAGATGCCTTCTGGGCTCTATTTGTAGCTAATAATAAATCTTGTCCTCGTAATACAAATTGACCTCCACCTTGAGTAGAGCCAAAATCACTTGCCAAACTTGTTAAACCTCCACCGCCACCCATACTTGGTATTCCTAATGCACTCATAACTGCTTTAAATATTAAAGCCTTAATAATCATTGTGGTTAATTGCATTATTATTTGCTTAAATGATTCTTCTAATGCTTTTCCTATATTTTCACCATTTGCCATAGCTTGAAACATTGCTTCAAAAGCAGGTGTTACTGTATCTGTAATTGTACCAGCTAATTGTAATTGCTGGTTATAAGCCTTTAATGCATCTTTACTTTTAATTGTTTGTTGCGCTAAGTAAGCGTTTATAAAAGCTGGATTTTTATCTGATACATTTTGTTTTGCTGCAGGAGCATCTATAAATGTTCTTAACAAAGGTGTTGCCGTTCTTCTTTGCGCCCTTGTTGGATGTACAGAATGTTGATATTCATATATCATTTCTTTTATATCCTGTGATAAACCAACCGCCTCAGTTCTTTGTTTTTTTAAAGCATTTGTTGCTAATTGAGAACTATCACCAAATTTTATTTGGTCGCTTATTACACTTCTATATTGAGTATCTAAAACTGCTAAATTAGTATCAATGTCCTTTATTGCATCGCTATTTTGTGTTAATGCTTTATTAGTAATTTGAGTATTATAATCAACCGCAGTCATTAAACCACCAGCATTTTTTAATGATGCCTTTAAAAACTCGTATGCAGCAGTTACACCACTTACATCATCTCTCATTTCTTTAAGACTACTAAGTTGTAACCTTGCTTTTTTAGCTTCTTCTTCAGCAATTAAACCAGCAAATGCTTGAGCCATTGCTTTACGCTTTAAAGCACCTGTAATGTTATCTAAAACAAGAGTTAAAGCAGCACCATCATTTATATCAATCTTTTGTAATTCTAAATTACCTTTATATGTTGATTTTATTTGATTTAATGCTTCTTCTCTTTCTTTAGTACTTTTTGTAACATCTTGAACAATTCCACTTAAAATAGTTAATCTTTCTCCTTCTGCTAATGCTTCTCCAGTACCCTTTGCAATTGCATCACTAAGTTTTGATTGAGTTTTTTCAGCTTCAGTTGTTTGTAATATAAAATCACCAATCTTAGGACCAAATGCAACTAAGATAGATGAAACCGCACCCAAAGCCAAACCAATACCTGCTGGACCCATTAAACCTTGTGCCATTTGTTTTAAAGCACCACCTGCTCCACCAGCATCCTTACTTAGTCTTTGGAATGATTCTAATAAAGGGTTTAAGTTATTTGCAATACCTATAAATCCATAAGGAGCATCTTGTGCAACTCTTGATAAGTTTGATAAAGCATTTGTAGCTTGATTACTTGTACTTGGCAACGTTTTAAAAGCAGTACCTAACTTTGTTGTTGCGGTAACTGTTTCTTGTATATTTTTTACCGCTTGTTGATTGTCTGCGGTTATCGTAATTTTTAACGTTTCTTGTGCCATTT